AGCTGAGCACCGCAAGCCCCGTAGAAATTGTCATCGAAGCCGTCATGCAAGGCTCTTACGCCGAGGAGCGCGGGCTTCATCGCCGGTTCGCAGAACATCGCGTTCGCGGGGAATGGTTCACGATCGTGCCAGAAATCGAACTGATCATCGCGACATTCCCGGCGCCTCTGAAACGGCACGCGACGAGCGCCGAGCGCCGGCGCATCCGGCAGAAATTCCAGAACATGCGCGAGCCGCGCAGTCCGATCTTGCAGCGCGACCTGAAGCGCTACGCGAACGCGATGGCCGCTTAGATGCTCGCGCTGGCGCCTCTTTCCTTGCCTGACGTCTATCCGGGCGTTCGCATCGTCGTGCCTGGTCCGCCAGTGCCAAAGGGGCGCCCTCGCGTTACGACACGGGGCGGTTTCGCTCGCGCTTTCACTCCTGCTAAAACGCGGCGCTATGAGGATCTGATCAGGCTCAAGGCCGCCGAGCACATGGAGCTGTTCACGCTTCCGCAGCTCCAAGGCGCGCTCAGCGTCAAGATCCGCGCTTTCATGCAGACGCCGCAGGCAATCGCGAAGCACAAGGCGAAAGGGCCGCTCGCTGAGACCGGCGAACTGCGCCCGCTTACGAAGCCCGACGTGGACAACTTCGCCAAGGTGATCGACGCGCTGAACGGTATCGTGTGGCGCGACGACAGCCAGGTCGTCAGCCTGACCGTCGACAAATTCTATTCCTCGCGCCCGCGGCTCGAGCTGACGGCGGTCGAGCTATGAACCGCGTCCTCCACGCCGGATGCAGGTCGGAACTGATGGACGTCGACCTGATCCGATACCTGTCCGCGCTTGCACGGCAGACGAGGCGGCCTGGTCAGACACTGCAGGCGCGACTCGATGAGCTGCGGCGGGAATATGGCGATCACACGACAGGAGGGATTTTATGAAAAACAAGCTGACGGACTTGAACAACCACCTGTTCGCTCAGCTCGAGCGGCTTTCCGACGAGGATCTAACGAGCGAGCAGATCACGGATGAAGTGAAGCGCGCTGACGCCGTCGTGGCCGTCGCCGACCAAATCGTTCGCAATGCCGATCTGCAGCTGAAGGCTGTGACTATCCTCGCCAATCACGGAGACCGCTTCAAGCCGCACCTGACGATGCTCGAGCAGCCGGCTCCAAGGCCAGTTTCAGACGCGGCGTGAAGGGCCGGCAGATCATCTACAGCGCCGAGGAATCGGCGTGGCTCGAGGCTAACCGCCTGATGGTGATTGGCGATTATGGCCGCGCCTTCCGCGGGCGCTTTGGCCGTGATGATGTGTCCGACGCAAACCTGCGCGCCCTCAGAAAGCGCAAGGGCTGGAAAACTGGCCGAACGGGCTGCTTCGAAAAGGGGCAAGCACCCCACAACAAAGGCAAGCAATGCGAGCCAGGGCGCGGCGGCAATCATCCGAACGCTCGGCGAACGCAGTTCACGAAGGGCGAGCGCAGAGGCGTGGCGATCAGGCTTTACAAGCCGATTGGCACCGAACGAGTCAGCAAGGACGGCTACATCGAGCGCAAGATTCACGACGGAATGCCGCTTCAATCGCGCTGGCGAGCGGTTCATCTGATCGAATGGGAGGCCGCGAACGGCTCGATCCCGAAAGGCCACGTGCTCAAATGCCTGGACGGAGACAAGCTCAATACGCACCCGTCTAATTGGGAGGTCGTTTCGCGCTCTTTGCTGCCGCGCCTTGCAGGAGGAAACCGTTATCGCCGAGTCCTGGCGTTCGACGACGCCGCGCCCGAGATTCGACCATCAATTCTCGCCATTGCCAAGGTCGAGCACGCAGCGCGGCAGAAGGCGCGTGGATGATGAGCCTCCCCGATCCTCTCACGCCGCCTGACTGCGATCTGCGCGGACTGCCGTTCATGCCCATGGACGTCGTTCGCGTGCTCGACAGTGACCTGTTCGCGCTTTCCACTGGCGAAGAATTCAAGGCCGCGCTGGCGCTATGGTGCAAGGCATGGCTTCAGGTTCCGGCGGCTAGCCTGCCGGACGACGATCGCGTTCTTGCCCATCTGTCCGGCGCCTGCGGCCGTTGGCGCAAGCTGCGCGACATGGCGCTGCGCGGCTGGATCAAGTGCAGCGACGGCCGCTTCTATCACCCTGTCGTGGCCGAGAAAGCGACCGAAGCATGGAAGCACAGGCTGGCCCAGCGAGAGCGCGCGAACAAGCGTTGGGGTAATGCCGAAGGACAGTCATCCGGTACTGCCACGGCAATGCCACGGCATAGCCATGGCAATGCCAGCGCCACGGACGCGGCAATGCAAGGGAGAGGGACAGGGACAGTAAAGGGAAAGGCTGAGTCTAAGCCAGCCCTTAGTGATTCAATTCCAAAGCCTGAGCCTTCGCGCGTGCACGTGCACGAGAAGCCGCCGCCGGGCATCACCGATCCGCACCTCGCTTTCGAGTACGTCTGCCGAGCCGCCGATTGGCGCGCAGCGAACGACACGCAGCGGCAGAATGGAATTTCAATAATCAATGGCTGGCTGGCTTTGGGCTGCACGCTCGAGCTGATCCTGTCCGCCATCGCCAAAGCACGCAAACGCGACGCCTCGCCAACGAAGTCGCTCAAGCGCTTCGACAGCACGGTTCGCGGCATGCGGCTCGATCAGCTCGGCGGTGGGCTGCCTGTCACGAGCGCCGATGCTTAGGCATTGGCGAGCGGAGTGGCCAAGCGACTATCGGTGGCGGGTGGGTGATGCGTCAGGGGAGGGTGATATGGGTGCAAAGCGTTCACGGGCTCGCAAGCAGCGACGGGCAAATGCGCCCAAGCAGCCGCTCGTCCAGGAGCCGCCGGTGAATCGCTTCGCTGCAGCACATGGCGACTACGCCGACGAGACGATCGTCGACCTCAACAACGAGCTTGGGCACGGGCGCAACCGCACGTTTCGCGTCCTGCGCAACCGGGCCGGCACAACCGTCGAGCGATGGCTCAGTGCGGGCGCGCTGACCCGCGGACAGACTGAGGCGATCTCGCTCTACTGCTGGTCGTACCGTCTGCGCTTCGGTACCGAGCAGCGCGTCATCGCCAACTACCATGTGGCTGGCACCATTCGCGGCATCCCCGCCGATCCATCCGTGTTCATCGACAGCCAGATCGAAGCGAAGGAGTTCCTCGACCAGGTCGACAAAGACATCTTCAGCCTCTGCAACCCCAAGTGGAAGGATTGCTGGCAGATGGTCGTGCTGTATGACGAAGCGGCAGGTGTCGCGGGATCCCGTCTCGGCTTCAAGAACAAGGGCGCCGAGGCATCAGCCCGTGCCATCTGCGAGTTCATCGCTGATCAGATCGCGTACCGTTGGAGGCTTGGCTAAATGCCAGTTGACAGTCGGTGCACCCTTAAACGATAACGCAGCTATTCGTTGAAGCTACGCCCGCCGGCCAACAGGTCAGAGCGGGCGTCTTCATATCTGGCCCTCAGCGATCATCGCTGGCCAGCAGCACCATCCCCCGGCGCTCACCCATCCCAAGGCAGGGGGTGGTAAAAGTCTGCGGCGTTTACCGCGCGGAGCGCGCCGGTGCTCAAAAACAGAGTTAATTTCAAAATGAGGGTCGCTGATGGCCGACTGGCCCTACAACACGGCGGCCTGGCAGCGTCTCCGTTCGGCCAAGCTGGCGCGCGATCCGCTCTGCGAAGATTGCTTGACGATCGGCATGGTGACGGCGGCCAAAGCGGTCGACCATAAACGGGCGATCAGCGACGGCGGCGAAGCCTTCCCACAGCTCGACGAGCTTTCGAGCAAATGCTGGCCGTGTCACTCGCGTAAGACGGCTCGCGGTGCCGAGCACGGAGCGGCACGAACGGACAAGCCGATGAAGGGCTGCGACGCGGCGGGAAACCCGATCGACCCGGCTCACCCGTGGGGTGCGGCCAGCGAGGAGGAAAAATGACCCTCGTCGATGGCCTCATCAACTGGGCCAAGACCCACTCCAAGGACGTTGCGAACGTCGTCACATTCGCTGGCGATGATCTGTTCACGCGCTACGAATTCTTCCGCGAAGACGAGTGGCCGGACAAATGGTTCGATCGAAAGCTGCAGTCCGATCCTACTGCCAAACGACCAAACGCGCTCCCGTGGTGGCTGCCGGTCAACGCGTTTCTGCACCATTGGCGACTTGGCCCGAATACCCCTGAGAGCTTTCACGACCACCCACGCTGGTCGATCACCGTCTGTCTCAAGGGAAAATTGATCGAGCGAACGCCGTGGGGCGATCGACATCTGAAGCCGGGGTCGGTTGTTTTTCGCTCCCACAGAGCCATTCACGCATTCGAAATTCCAGAGGATGCTGGGGAGGTGTGGACGCTGTTTATCGTCGGCCGCAGAAAGCATCGGCAGAACAGCTACACCATCGTTCCTCGGTAGCTCCGATGGGGATGCGCGGACCTGGCGCGCGGCCGGGCCTCAAGGCGAAAGCCGAATTGCCCGAACGGCCGGCGTCGTTCCCGTGGCAAGCCGAAGGGCTGAGCCGCGCCGAGCGTGTCATCGCCTTCATCGAGGACTTGCCCGTCACGAAGGGCATCCTCGCCGGCTCGAAAATGGCGCTGCTCGAGTTCCAGAAGGAATTCATTCGGGCGATCTACGATCCGAAGGCGGAGGACGGGCGGCGGCTGGTCAGGCTGGCGCTGCTGTCGATCGGGCGGAAGAACGGGAAGACCGGGCTGATCGTCGGCATCGCGCTGGCGCACCTCCTCGGGCCCGAAGCCGAGGACCGCGGCGAGATCGGCTCTGCGGCGAACGATCGCGAGCAGGCCGCGTTGGTCTTCGAAGAGATCGAAGCGATTATCGATCGAACGCCGTGGATGCAGGCGATCTGCAACGTCCAGCGGTTCAAGAAGCTGATCGAGGTGATCGGCACGCCGCCCGACGACAAGGGCCAGGGCAGCGTTTACGAGGCGCTGTCGAGCGACGCGAAGACCAAGCACGGCATGTCGCCGTCGCTGTGGATCTATGACGAGCTCGCGCAGTCGCAGAAGCGAGAGCTGCTCGACACGCTTTCGACCTCGCAGGGCGGTCGCTCTGAGCCGCTCGGCATCGTGATCTCGACGCAGTCGGCGCTCACGAACCATCCGCTGAGCGAGCTGATCGACTACGGCGAGCAGGTGAACGCCGGCATGCACGATGACGCGACGTTCGTCTGCCGGGTGTATGCCTCGCCGGAAGGCTGCGACCTGCTCGATCGCGAAGCATGGCTGACGTCGAATCCGGCGCTCGGCGTGTTCCGCGACGAGACGGACCTCGAGACGCTGGCGAAGCGGGCGATGCGAACGCCGAGCTTCGAAAGCGCGTTCAGGAATTTGTACCTCAATCAGCGTGTGGACGCCGTCGAGCGGGCCATCAACCGCGCCGATTGGGATGCATGCGAGGCGCGCGTCGAGCTTGACGACCTGAAGGGGATGAAATGCTTCGGCGGGCTCGACCTGGGCTCGACCAGCGATCTGTGCGCGATGTCGCTCTACTGGCCGGAAGTCTGCGCTTCATGGACGTGGCAATGGGTGCCGCGGGAAAGGATCAGGCAGCGGGTCGAGACTGACCGCGTGCCTTACGACGCCTGGGAGCGCGAAGGGCACATCATCGCGACGCCAGGACGGGCCCGGGATAATGCTTCGATCATCCGCAAGCTCTTGTGGGCTTGCACGATGTTCAACGTCATCGGCATCGGCTTCGACCGCTGGCGGATCGAGGATCTGGTCAAGCAGCTCGAGGATGAGAACTTGGGCGAGGTTGCCGCGAAGCTGTCGCCGTTCGGCCAGGGCTTCAAGGAAATGGCGCCGGCATTCGATCAGTTCGAGACGCTGCTGATCGACCGCAAGCTCAAGCATGGCGGCTCTCCAGTGCTTCGTTGGCAGGCGTCGAACCTGATCGTGCAGCGCGACGAGGCGGGGAATCGCAAGCCGGACAAGCGCCGGTCGTTCGACAAGATCGACGGCATCGTGTCGCTGATCATGGCAGTGGGGGTGGCGATGGGAGCAAAGGTCGAAGCTCCCCTGGAGCTGCAGGTGTTCATGTGAGCCTGCGTTCAGCGCTCGCGGCGTGGATTGACGACAGCCCGCGCTACAGCGATCCGGTCTATAACAGCCACCCGCAAACGCCCATCGCGAGCTACGTCCCCGGCAGCGATGCTTGGTTTGACCTTTTCGGGACGTCAGGGATCGTCGGGCTTCCGCTGGTCAGCGAGCAGACGGCTCTTACCGTCTCGGCGATTTTCTCGTGTGTGAACCTCATTGCTGGCGCGATCTCGGCGCTGACGACGCAGTTCTACCATCGTCAGGGTGAAGGCGAGAGCCAGCAAATCCATGGCGACCCGCTCTGGTGGACGCTCAACGAGGAATTTTCGCCGCGGTGGAATGCCGCGAACGGCTGGGAATACATCGGGCAGTCGCTGCTGCTGCACGGCGATGGCCTGGCGATAATTCAGCGGAAGCCGAACAAGAGCCTGAACGCCGGCACGATCGAGGGGCTGGATCCAATCCATCCGCTTGCAACGACGATCCTGCCTTCGGCCGATTACAGGCGGCTCGTCTATCTAACTGCTCGGCCATGGGGTGCGGTCGAGGTTTACGACCAGGACGACATTCTGCATGTCCCCGGCTTCGGCTTTAACGGTTTTCGCGGCCTTTCGCCGCTCCGTCACCAGCTAAGGATGACCGGCGCCGTCGGCTTGGCGACGCAGGAATTCGCGGCTCGCTTCTTTGCCAATGGCGCGCGGCCCGACATCATTCTGAAGTCCGACCAGGCGATCAACCAAGAGACTGCCGATCGCATCCGCGACGAATGGGTGCGGCAATATGGGGGCCTCGAAAATTCTCACCGGCCGGCGGTGCTGGGCAACGGCTTTGAAGCCAAGCCGCTGACCCTTCCGATCGAAGAAGCGCAGCTGCTCGAAACGCGCAAGTTCGCGGTCGAGGAAATCGCCCGAATCTACGGAGTCCCGCCCTTCATGATCGGGCAGATGGAAAAGACGACTAGCTGGGGCAGCGGCATCGAGACGATGGGCCAGGGCTTCGTGCGATTCACGCTTCGCCAGCACCTGACCAAGATCGAGAAGGAAATTAACCGCAAGTTCTTCCGAACCTCTGCAAAATTCGTCGAATTCGACACTTTTGAGCTCGAAAAAGCCAGCATGGAGACGCTTTTCAGCGCCTTCAGCACCGCCCTCGGTGGCCAAGGCAAGCCGGGTTTCATGACGGCCGAAGAGGTTCGCGCGAAGCTCAACCTCACTCGCTCGCCGGCGCATGGCTCACTCGCCCCGGCACAGGATCCAAACGCAAAGCAAGGAGCGACGGACAATGCACCGCAAGCTGCTTAACCTGCTCGCCCGCAACGCGAAGAAGGGTGAGTTCAAGGCCGAAGGCAACACGATCTACCTTTACGATGTGATCGTCTCCGCCGATTCCGACGCAGAGTGGTTCGGCGGCGTGTCGGCCGAGAGCTTTGTCCAGACCCTCAAGGGGATGAGCGGCGACGTCGATCTGCGCATCAATTCTCCGGGGGGTGACGTGTTCGGCGCCAAGGCGATGGCGCAGGCGATCCGCGATTATCCGGGGCAGGTGACGGCGCACGTCGACGGCATCGCCGCATCGGCCGCAACATTCCTGACCGCTGTCGCTGACAAGACCGTCATGGCGCCGGGCTCGATGCAGATGATCCATAAGGCTTGGACGATCGACATCGGGAATTCGGACGATTTCCGGTCGACGGCCGACCTCCTCGACAAAATCGACGGCACGATCGTCGATGCGTACGGGGCGGCAGCCCAGCGCCGCGGCGTGGATCCAGCTGACTTCGCAAAGATGATGGCTGGCGAGACCTGGTTGAGCGCGCAGGAAGCTATCGATCTTGGCCTCGCCGACGAGCAGGCCGAAGAGAAGCCGAAGGCGCGGGTCGATTGGGATCTGAGCGCATATGAGCGCGCGCCCGGCAGCGAGCCGAACCGCGAAGCGGAAGCGCTTCGTGCCGAACTGGCCGAACTAAGGGCGAAGGTGGCCGACGACGAAGCGTCGCGCGCCGCCGCGGAATCCGAAGAGATCGAGGCAGGACAGCGGCAGCGTGTCGCCGGCCTACGCCTCCGACAAGCTGCCTAAGCGCAAGCCGCGCCGACGCAGAGCACCGGGCCCGCCTTTTGGCGGGTATTTTTTATCCCCAAGGAGATTGAAGCAATGAGCATTCAGGCTCTCCGCGAGCAGCGCGCGGCAAAGGCTAAGGAGCTGCACGACCTCGTTTCTAACAAAAACGAGGCGTGGAATGACACGAAGCAGGGCGTCTATGACGCCGGCCTCGCGGAAATCGACGAACTCGACGCTCGCATCAAGCGCATCACCGACATGAATGCCCGGGTTGCCGAGGATGCGCTGAATTCGAGCGTTTCAGAGCGCGCGCTGCAGCTTGGCGTCGACAACAAGTCGGACGGGATGAAGTTGTGGGCCAAATGGGCGCGCTTCGGCACGGAAGGGCTGTCGGCTGAAGAGACGATCGCCATCCGCAACACCATGTCGACCACGACGGGCTCGCAGGGCGGTTATTCGGTCCCGACTGAAATCGCAGCGCAGCTCATCGAACTGCTCAAGCAGTATGGCGGGATGCGTAAGGTCGCCGAGGTGTTCCAGACCTCCGCGGGTAACGATCTCAACTTCCCGACGACCGATGGCACGAGCGAGACCGGAGAAATCCTCGCGCAGAACGCGACAGCTGCTGCTCTCGATCCTTCGATGGGCAGCGTCACCCTCTCGACCTTCAAGTTCAGTTCGAAGGTCGTGGCGGTGCCGATCGAGTTGCTGCAGGACAGCGTCGTCGACATCGAGGCGTGGATCAATCGCCGCCTGGCGATGCGTCTCGGCCGTATCACGAACACGAAGTTCACGGTCGGGTCGGGCAGCGGCGAGCCGAACGGCATCGTCACCGCCTCGAGCGTCGGCAAGACCGGGACGACAGGTCAGACCGCGACCGTCATCTATGACGATCTGATCGACCTGCAGCACAGTGTCGATCCGGCTTATCGCGAGCTCGGCAACTGCGGCTGGATGATGAACGACTCCTCGGTGAAGGTCATCCGCAAGATCAAGGACGGACAGAGCCGGCCTCTCTTCATACCTGGCTATGAGGAAGCAATCCCGGCCAGCGGCAAGGCCGGCGGCATTCCTGACTCGCTGCTCGGTGATCCGATCCAGATCAACCAGGACGTTGCGACGATGGCCGCGAATGCGAAGTCGATCCTTTACGGAGACTTCAGCTTCTACAAGATCCGCGACGTGCTCGACATGCAGATGTTCCGCTTCACGGACTCTGCATATGCGAAGAATGGCCAGGTCGGCTTCCTCGCCTTCCTGCGCTCCGGCGGCAACCTGACCGACGTCGGCGGCGCCGTTCGTTACTACGCGAACAGCGCTACCTAATTCAGCGTCAAATGAGGGGGTCGGCCAGCGATGGCCGGCCCTCTCCTCTTTCCCCGAGCGCCGATCAACGGCGTTCCGGCAAGGAGGAAGACAAATGCCGAAAGCAACCGAAGCGCGAGTTTTGCTCAATCATGATGGCTTCAAGGCCGATTCTGTCGTCACCGGCGCTGACGCAGAACGCGGCGTGAAGGAAGGTTGGGCGGACGCAGATCCGGCCGCCGTCGCCTACGCGAAGACGCTCGGCGTCGAGAATGAGGCGCCTGAGGCAGCCGAAGAGCCGGCCGCCGAATAATCAGTTTCATGCCCGGGCGTTTCCCCGGGCCGACTGCGGCGGCGGCCTGAACGCCCGTCCTGCTTTTCGAAGTCAACGGTGAGCCTGGGTCGTGCTTTCGAGCGCGCATGAAGCACCGAAGG